CCTTTACCAATTTGGAAACCACCGGAGTCGCCTAGTACCCAACTAGTACTGCGATCTCTATTACGAAACATATCTTCGCTGTGATCAACTTTGTTAAGGTCTAGATTAGCATGACCTGCACTATACAAGCAGTGGTCATAGTAGAACGCACCTTTTTCCGGTTCTAAGTAGTTTAGACTTTCTACTCCGTTTTTAAAACTAGCAGGAACTCTTGCCGGATCAACATAGTTTCCATATCTTTGTTTACCTATAAAGGTACTATAGAAACCGCTAGTTGCCGGCAAAAAGTATGCGTAGTCGTTTTGTGTTGCGGTTAAATTTTTATTCATTAAGTTGTATCCAAATTTCGTAGTAAGGGTCGTAAGCCCAGCCTAACGGAGGATCCAACGGATCATAATGCTCTGGATGCGTCAGGGGAGTTACTGAAATTTTATAACGCTTATTATAAGCCTCGTATATTTCTTTTCTAACAGACGCATTAGTATAATCGTGAGCCATTGGACCTTCAGTTATTGTTTCGTAACGATTCCAATTAAATAGTTTCATTTTATTAAATGCTGTGCCAATACCATACAACTAATCCAAGTCCATACAGTATTAAACCCTACTAAAGTTGGCAAAAACTTTTTATTACTGGCCCAAATTAATGCTAGACTAGTAGCCAAAGTCAAAAAGTACAACCACCAAAGGCTAATGCCAAAGATTAATCCTGGCACAATAATCAATGCCTTAGCAAACCAACTTACAAATTCTACAGTATTATAATTAGTCCAATACTCTTTTGTAAACCACATGCCGTAGCATTCTTTAACTTTTTGCCAACCTGTTCTATGATAAACGATAACCAATAAAACTACGGCGGCAATGTTAGCGTATAGTAATTGTTCAATAGTCATGATTATTTGCTCTGTGCTGGCAAGATGTAATCATATACAGCAACACCGCTGTCAACAGTAATCTGCATAGCACCTGCATCTGCAATCTTCATAGTAATATTACCATCGAGATTTAAAATGCTTTGTACTTGTGCAACAGGCCATGACCATGTGTGCTTTAACTTGCCGCCAACATCGTGTTGGAATACAAAAGAACCTGCGTGTGTACTTGCATCACCGAAGAAGAATACAAGATTGTTATCTTCTGTACGAACTTGGAAAACAGTTTCTTCACTGTGTGCCGCACTTTGTAACTTCAAACGACCAATTGCCGCCATGCTTGGTTCAAACTCAACTTCCCATGTTGCACCTTTGAACTTAACAGATTTTAGTTTTTCGTTAATAAGTTCTGATGCCATGAAACGATAATCGTTTTGGAAGTCACCTGCTTGGTTTTCAAAGTGCAAACCTACTGGAACTGTGTTGCCGTTACGTTCCGCAGTAACTACATCGATCTTTGCGTTTTCTTTATACTCTGGATTCTTCAAGTGAAGATTTAACTTGTCCAAGTTTGGCATACCAAATGTGCCATCAAACTCTGATACTGGCTTGTGTGCAGTAGCAGTAACAATAACGCTACGATCCTCTGCCATTGATTCGATAGTTGTGCTATCTTTAGCACCTGTAATTTTTACCAAAGGCAAAAAGCCTAGGCTATGTGTATGTGCTACGATGTCGGTTAGAATATCTTTAATCATTTATAGTTCTCCTTAATGTTGATTATATTTAGGTTTTTGGTCAAAGTCAAGTCTTTAAAACTCAAACAGTTGATTAAATGTGTTCTTTTCTTCTGTGGATTTAATATCCCAGTTAAGAACTCCAATTAAGTTTTCTAGTTTGTTATCTATAATAGTTTGTTCCATTTCTGCATCGTCGAATGGAAGTTCCATAAACCATTTAGGCAAACGTAGTTCGTCTACAGGATATGCTACCGATGTGTACCCTAGCGGATTTGCTTTGAGTTTACATACAATAACTTTTTGGCCGTCTGTGACCTGCATACTATACTTGTCCGAATTCATTCGACGCAGAGTATTCCAATTAATACTTGCACGAACGTGTCCAGGCATATTAGCCTTGCCCTGTTTCTTTTCTTTGGCTTCGTACTCAGTAATGTTGTTGGCTCGCTTAGGAGAACCTTTCTCCCAACCAGGACGGGCCTTAAACTCTGTACGGAATTGAGTAATGTGATCTAATACTTGTTCTTCTGTAGCACCAGTTAGAACTTTCTCAAGTACATCACTTAAAAAGTCTTGAATAAATGCAGGAGTATCACTGCGCTTCAAGTCTAAGCCCATGGCCTTGATCTTGCCTGGTTTACCATCTACGTCTGCACGTTTGCCTTCTTTATCATAGTAAAGTACAGCATAACGTTTCTTAGTAATAAACAATCCTTTACTAGCAACAATTTCTCGACCTGCTCGAATAACATCACCACGACTTGGCGGGCAATGAAATGCCTGCTCCATAAACTTAACGAATGTACTGTTTACTTCCTCGCCAATTTGGTCATAGAGTGCAGTAACGTTTTCCTTAGTCCAAGGAATAACTCCAGATTCGATGTCTTTCTTTAATGTAGTATATGCACTGAAATAACAAGAGTCTGTATCACCATAGATAACTGCCTTACCTACGTGATTGTATTCACCTGTGATAATTTCATTTACTTTACTAGCCATGTGTTTGGCAATTTGTCTACCGACTAGAGTAGTTGACTGTCCAATACGTTTATCGAAGAATCTACAACCTGGGTTAAGAATAGCACCATACAAACTGTTCAAGTTAATCTTTTTAACTAACTGACGTTTATCCCAATACTCTTCTTCGACCTTGTTACCTGCCTGAATACATTCTTTTAATTTGGCCTGCATTTCTTTACGTTCAGCATACCAACGCTTTAACAGTCCAGGAATAATACCTTCCTTTTCGTAGGTAAAGATTGTACCATTTGCCGAAAGCATCCAAGGCTGATGACTATCAAAAATAACTTTATATACTTCTGCACCACTGTGTACAGTACTGTTGCCATCTTCCCAGTCTATGGTAATTTCCACATCTTTACGTTGTGCCATAACTGCTTCGTATTCGTCAGTTCCAAACTTGCCTTCCCAACTGCCTGCAAACGATTTCTTTTTAAGAGTCATTTGTTCATGGATAAATGCTTCTGTCATTGTAGGACGTAATTGACCTACAATAGTTTCCGGACCCATGTTAAGCGCACGAATGGCGCTTGGATAAAGACTGTTAATATCCAGCGATCCAATCCAATCTTGCAGACCTTCTTTCGGATGTGCTACATAAGCACCAGCAGCCGCAGTATTTTCATCGTCATCTCGTTTAGGACGATTAGGAACTTGGAAACCTCTACGATGCGCTTCGTTAATAATAGCCTGTTCGGTAACAGCCACAGCACCCATTGTAGTCTGTAATAATACAGTATTTTCATGTGCAATTTTATTAGCAAGGTCAATGAATTTAAGTTTTTCATCTAGTTTGTTTAATAGTGCAACGTCTTGTCTGTTATACACAATAAATCTTTTAAAGTCATTGTTGTATAGTTGATCAAGTGTGCCTTCGTAAACAGTTTTGTTCTCGCCAATTTCCATTTCACCGATGGCATCTAATCGATAGGTGTGTCGTTCTTCGTAGGTAAACTTGCGATAAAGTTCTAGACTGTCTAAGTGTACACGACCAATTAAGTCATATGTTTGTGCAGTCTTGCCATACTTTTCATATTCTCTACGTTTAGGAAATTGATTCCATAGACAGAAACGTCTTGTATCTTCTTTACTTAACACCTGTGTCACACGGTTAACAGTATAAGGAATATCATAGCCTTCGCTGTTCCAACCTGTGATAATGTCTGCATCTTGAATTAAATCTAAGAATGTTTCCAACATATCTGCTTCATTAGTAAACAGATGTGTATCTGGAATATCGGCTACTAACGCTTCGGCTTCAGCAAAGGTTAATGTCTTTGGAGGAAGAGCCAGTGTAATTAATTTGTCTAACCATTTTAGGTGAACTGTGATAGCAGTAATTGGCATAAACGCATCTTCAGGAGTGCTATAGCCGCGTTCTGGATCGAAGTCCACCTCAATGTCGAAGAAGCAAATATTTAGATTAGGTGCATCTTGATTTAGATAGTTTTCGCTTAGATGTACAAAAATTGGATTGATGTCGCTTTCGTATAAGTCCTTACCACTGTTAATGGCTAATTCTTTTCGAAAGTCTTTGGTGTTTTTACAAACTACCCTAGTCAGCGGATCGCCGTAAATGCTAGTAAACTTGCCTTTTTGATCCGGATAGTAAAACGTGTAGCGTACAGGATGTTCTTTGAAAACCCGTTCGCCTTGGTCGTTTCGCTCTACGACCTTAATAATATCATTCTCTCTGTCAAAGAGAGCGTCAACGTAACTCATATTTTAATTTTTCTCCTATGCCATTTAGGGCTGGCAAATACCAAACAAGTCATTTGTGGCTGACTAAACCTTTCTTTATATTAGTTAATTAGCATTCTGATCAAGCCAACTGTGTCGATAGTGGTTAGCAAGATATAGTTGGCTAGCATACCAAATGATTTTCTAGTATAAGCGGCCCACGCATACATCGCACAGCCGCTAATCCATACAGGATACAGAGCAAGCAATGGCGGATTAGGTACAGTAACGGCCATAGTAATACTACAGCCAATACTAACAGCCCAGGCAAGTAACTCAACAATAAATCGAAATGGATGACTATTCCAGTCATCCTTGATCCATTGTATAGTTGGCCCAAAAATAGCGTCTATCATTTGTCTTTGCCAACAGTAACGATAATTGTTTCTAAATCATCGAAATCACTGAATACATCGTTCCAGTTGCCTTTGTGTGCAATACTGATTGCTTTGTTAATTAGTGCAGGTTTGATTTCTAATTCTTCTGCTACTGCCTTAACTGTTTCTTTTAAGCCTTCTGTCAGACTTTCAATTTCATATTTGACTTGAACGCCTTCGTTAATTAGTCGCTCTAGTTTGGCCTTTTCTTCTGGTCCATAGGTTCTATTGCCCATGATATCTCCTTAGTAATAAGTTTAATTATATATGTTTATTTGATCAGAGTCAACGAATATTTTGTCAAAAGACAAAAAAAGCGGCCGAAGCCGCTTTTTAAGTGTTAGTATTTTACTTT